TCATACACACGATCCGCAAGATTTTTGTCTCGAAATTTATGTAGACCTACAGTGGCATTTTGATTGCGTTTGCTAATCTTTCCAGCGCCATTTTCAGCAATGAACTCAAGTGCTCTCATCAGGCACTGCCATAACCAATCACGCCTGCGGTGGCTGAACTGGCTGTGCCAAGTTCTGTTGCGGTAAACGGAGCAGTGGATGTCACTGTTACTTTGTTTCCGGCACCAGAATAAGTTTGATACACAGTGTTGGCTGGGATATTAACTGGTGCAGAATACAAATTGCCAACTGCGTTGGCTGTTCCTAATGCAACAGCATACACCTGCAACCAAGCATTGGCGGTACTAGTGCTAATCTCAAGTTTGTCAGTGTAAACAGTAGTATTGCTTAAGGTAGTGTATACATTGGCCATTATTTGTTATCCTTGTTGGGCTGACTGACCACGGGTTGAAATAGTTCACGACTTTGATACATCACTCCAGGAATTTCCACAGGTTGTTGTCTCACTGACGGAATAGACGGAGGTACATATTCATTAGCTTTGCGTTGTGCCAGTTCGGCTGCAAGTTCACTGTATGGTCTCATCATTATTACCCCTTGTAGGCTGTCCATTGATTGGTCAAAGCAAAGATACTTTCTTCAACTTTTTTCTCTTTGTCTTTTGCAGCTTTGGCCATTGGCTCTTTTTTATCGCCGTCTTTGTCTATATCCAGAAAGTCAGGCTTTTTGGCTTCTTTGATACCAGCAATGTCACGCATGCGATTTAGAGTTTGTTCAAAACTTTCTTCAAGTTCTTTTTCCTCAGCTTCTTCCTCTGTTTCTTCTTCGGCATCTTCTTTCATGGTGCGTTCCCATGGCTTGAGATTGTCTTGTTGAACACCAGCCATTTCCATCATTCTACGAAGAGCTTCATCTTCTTCGTATGTGTGCTGACGGTTTTCTTGACTGGCAATCACAGGTATAGTGGTTTGACCAGTTGACTTGGGACCGTTCAAGCCACCTGAGTATTGTAGTGCATCATCACTGGTTTCTTGGTCTGTGGGCCAATCTGGATTGTTTTCAGCTAGGGCTTCGTCAATATCACCGCAACCGCAGTCACTCATACCACAACTGGAACATGACTCTTCACCGTGTTCATCACCATGTCCCATTTCCTGTCCCATGCCTTCACCGCCGCCTAGTCCTGCGTTCTTCAGCAGGCCAGCCAGTTTGAGTGCGTCTTCATCTGTAGCAGTAATGGTCAAGCTCTTGCCTCCTTCTGTTGAGTCGCTCATGTTCACGCTCATGGATTCAGCAATCATCTTTTCCAGTTCACGATTCATTGAATCGTAAATGCCTTTTCCATAGCTAAAGCCGCTTGATGCTGTTGGGGTGTCTGTGCCGCCTTGCTCTTTGACTTTTTTAGGCTTGTCCTCTTTGCTGTCTTTCTTTTCGTCGTACTCGATATCTTTGGCAACTCGCTTACCAGCCTTTTCAGCCTTGGCATCTTCGGAACCACGCTTTTTACCATGGATGTGATCTTTCTTCTTTTCGTCGTACTCAATGTCCTTGGTAACTTTCTTACCGGCTCGTTCAGCACGGTTGTCGCGCTTGCGTGTGGACTCTTCGCCCATGGCCATTTCTTCAGAGTCATCTTCTTGATTCTGCATGTAGTCATCCACAGCAGTCATCATGCTTTCAATCTTGGCCAGTTTAGATTGTACCCATTCTGGCAAGTTGTCATCATCGCCCAGGATCTTTTCCAAGGCTTGAGCATGACGTACCACAGTCTTGATACTGTCTTTTGCCATGTCGCCTTCTTGATCATATTCGCCTTTTTCTGCTGGATCAAAGTCGTTTTCTTTAGTCATTAACTTTGATTTGCCTGATGGTCCTTTGGCACCCATTTTGCTGCCTGTGCCCGAAGGACGTCCACGACCACGTTTTTGTGGTTCAGCATCAGACGCATCATCGGCGCCTACTGAATGGCCTTGGTCATCTACTCTACGAGTTACTTTACGACCTGTAGCTGTATGCTCAATGTCATGCTTGTGACCACGATCAACTGTGCCAACTTTAGGAGCATCAACACGAGGACGCTTGTGTGCTGTGAATGCATTATCAGTGCTATCTTCGTCGGCCACTTGCTTATTGCCGCCTTTGCGCAACATGGCAAAGTCGTTGGCATCTAGTTTGCCGTTTTTGTTCATGTCAATTTTCTTTTGCTTGGGGCTCAATGCATTTTTAATAGCTTCAGCAGCCACATCGCCTATGCGTTCGTCAACTTCTTTTTTAGCGCCAGCAATCTTATCAGCAAATGTAATCTTGTCTGCTGGAGGGGCTAGTTTAGCAAATGACTTTTGCTTGGGTGTCATTGGAGCTCCAGCTTCCATTGGACCATAGTCTTCTGTAGCGCCAGGCTTCTTGCCTGTTTGTGGCACGCCCATTTTCTTTTGCAAGTCACGAATCTGATCGGCATCGCTACCATGGCCCAATTTGTTTAACGCTGCATTACCAACTTTCTTGGCCATGCTGCCCACCTTGCGGACCATGTCTCCCATGCCTTCTTCCATGTTGTTATCTAGACCAATTTTATGCGTAGCCATACTGTGCTGTGCATTACGATAACGCTCTGACGGGCCTCCAAGTTCAGGACGGTCGCCAGGCTTAACTTTTGAAAGTTCTTTCTTCATGATCCCTCTGTGAGCATCAACCGCAGATTGTCGATCAGCAGGATTCTTGGTAATGTTGGCTTTTAAACCTTTTAACTTAGCACCAGCAGTTGCCATCATGTCGCCCATGCCTTCGTCTACTTCTGTATTGTCATACTTGTCATACTTGTTGCGAATAGGATCCAATGCCTTGCCTTCACGTCCAGCTTTGGCCAATGCTTCCATGCCTTTTTTGCCATACTTTTCATAGCCCTTGGCTGCACGGCTCATGTCGCGCTCATTCAATTGCTTGTGAGTGGTCTCTGGCTTGTCACGAATGGTATCCAGCTTTTTGTTTAAGTCGTAAAAAAATGTCATTTCATTATCCTCTTGGGTTGGCGCCGGTAGCGGGTTTGGGTTGACGCTTGATATTGGTCATAGGGCTTTTGTTGCCCTGGGGAAGTTGGTTAGTGGTCTTAGCAGGAGGTGTCCGACCACCAGCCACTGTAAAATCACTGCGGTAAGCATTCTTCAACACAGCATGATCGTATGGTCCAGTTGAATAGTCTTTCTTGAGTGCTCGTTGTTCGGCATCAGGAGCAGGATAGTCTGTGTCTGCTAACAAGTCTTTGTTTTCAGATTCAATCCGGTCCATCTCGTCAACAAGTCCATCCACATGTGGTTGTGTTTGCATTACGATAAGATTAGGATCGCCACCTAGCATCTGAAACAACTGTTTGATCTGTGGTTCAATTGCTGGATACTTGAAACTCACATCAAACATTGTCACAGCATCATTCTGATTGTTTGGAAAGTCTGTGAGGATCTTTTGAATGGGAGTGGTCTTGGCATCGCCCAATTTGGCTGGATCAAATTGATCCAGTTTTGATTTGAGTTGACGCACAAGATCGTCCGGAATGCGGCCGCACATTTTGATACGATAGTCGTATGTGCGTTCACTTTCTGCTAGATATTTGGCAAATGGTTTCATGTCAGGTTCCTGTGATATATTTATTCTTTTTGAGCATTTTGATTCTTACCCAGAATTCTTTCCAGCAATTCATTGCGGCTAAGCACATGGCCTTGACCTTGCTGTGCAGTGGCTTCAGGGTCTTTGTCTAGTTGTTGCTGATCCAATCGCACCTTTTTCATCTGCAGATCGATCATCTTGAGTTTTTTGTCCAGCTTGGCTGTTTTGGCTGTGATTGCATGGCCCAGCATGTTGCTGGCTACACCAAATATTTCACTGGCAAATCTCGAGTCTACTTGCATGCCAAGATCCATTAGGTCTCGGTAGCTGGAAGTGGCTAGTCCAGCCAGTTCGTCCATTTCTTGATCAGTAGATTCTAGGCCACGCACAGCCGGTAAGGCAGCATCTATCTTGTCGATAGCAGCGTCTAAGTTTTGGATTATGTTGCGATTTTCTGCTATTGAAGGAACAGCAGTTTCCACTTCTTCAGTGGAGGGCGGTAAATCAAAAAGTTCTTCTAAACGTTTGGTCATGCCATATTTAGTGGCTATGCTTTACCGTTCTTAAACATATCGTCTTCTGTGATCACTCTAAAAGTCAAGCCTTGATTTCTGCACCATTTGGTAGCAGCGTCCCATTTGGCATAGTTTACAGCTACCACAGCACGGTCTCTGGGCTTTTGGCCTTCTGTGATGGCACTTTGGCCTTTGGGTTTGATTTCAATTAACTCTGCTCGAAGTGTGTTGTCGCGAGTTTTGTAAGTGATCAAAAAATCTGGCACATAGGTGGTCATTTTACCAGTTAATGGATGGAGATAAGGTATGCGTATGCTTTCTGAGGCCCATTGCATGATGTTGTCATTGGTATCGCAAAAACGCATGAATGAATGTTCCCACCCTGATCTGTATCTGGGCATGCCTTGGCCCACATATTTTTTAGGATTGATAACTTGATATTGACCCTGTGCCCACTTGCTCATTGTAGCACTGTTCTAGCAGCATAGTAGTTGGGCACTGGTTGCACATTTACACCCAGCAGTGTAGCTCTGCTACGAATATTGTTTAGATAGTAGGCCATGTTGAGATTAATGGTCATTATATTAGTGCCTTGAAAACTATCTAATAGAGTAAGTGCAGGAATATTTGTTTGCTCTGCCACTTGAAACAAACTCACAGTAAAGTTGCCTGCCACTCTGGCATCGCCCATTTGTTGTTTGAAAAAACTCAACACAATATCATACTCAGCTGCCGGCACGTTGGCCTCATACTGATAGAACCTGTCAAAGATTCTTACAGTTTGATCAAGATTGGTGTTGGTGTAATTAACTGATCCTGTAGACATTACACTCCGCCTCCGCCTGCTAAAATATCAGCAGCACCTGGTGCATTTATTTGTCTAGTAATTTGTCGTTGTGTTGACTGTACAGGAAACGCCCAGCCGTCAGCTTTATTGATTACTGATCTAACTGCATTGGCGCCATTTTGACTGATTGCCTGTTTGCCTAAAGACACAGCTTCACTTTGAACAATAGATTGCAAATTCTTTCCTTTGAATGTGTTGTAGGCAGCACCAGCTTTTTGTGCTGCGCCAATCAGGCCTGCCACTGATCCAGATTCTAAATCTGCCAAAATACCTTCGCCGGTACTTAACAAACCACCTTGGCCAAATATACTAGCAGTAGATCCTGGGCGAGCCAATGGACTTGGTGTTTCATCGTAGTGTGCTGAATCTGGCCAGCTGATATTAACATCTGGTTTGCCAAGGCCGCCATTGAGATACTTTACAGTTTCGTAGCGTATGGTCATGGTATGTTGCATAGTACCGTTGCCTTGTGCGTAATCATATGTGTCATGATTCCAATTGGTAATCAACGGATTGATCAAAATGTATCTAGCATACTTGTGCTGATCAAAACCAATAATTTGTATGTCTCTAAAGAATGGTGGCTTACCACTGGCTGTTTGTGTGCCATCCATGAAGTTTTCGCCAATGTATCCCCAGTCATTCACACTGCCTATACGATTTTGTTCGTAAATGTCTCGGTTGTTGTAACTGAAACCGTTTTGTTTGGTAGCATTTAGGCCAGGTGTGCCGTATGAAGTGGGTGCATTACTGATGTATTGCTGTGCTGGATCTTTGTAGTAGTATGAATAATACTGATACCACATCTCACGAATGTTGTCGCCGCCATCGTCGTGGAATGTGATGTTTACTGGTTCATAATTGATTTTGGTTTGTACAATTCTTTTGCGATTGTACTGATTCAATGTGGCAACGTCAATATTGTATTTGGGCAAGTCAACTGTTTTTACTGCCAAACTGAGATTGGAAATATTTTCAGGATTGAAAATTTTGACATTTGTCAGTTTCTGTATTTCTTGGTAGTTCAATGAAAACTTAACGTGAAATAGAAACTTAAATCTGGGTTTAAGTTCGTAGGCATTAGTGCGAAAAGTTTTGCTTGCGTGAGTGTAATCACGCAAGCTATTTGTCGCAGTAAAACCTTGAAGAAAGTCTTGGCCGAAGCTAGACATTGATTAGACCTTAGATGCCTTGTCCAGCACCTGTTACAATTCCTGTAGCAGTTCTTACAGCGTTAGCTAAAACTCCACCAATACCGCCACCACCTTGATTGCCTTGGTTGGCGTTGTCATAAGAAATATTCATAGTGATTGACACAGCTTCGTTGGTACCATAGTTCATTGGGCCGTAATCAGCACTCACAATATAGCAACCATACAGTTCCCACGACTCTAATACAACTACTTCAGTAGCACCGTTGCCACCGTCTAGAATTTCCAACTTGGTCAAGAACTTGTAATCAATGCCAGATGCAGCTGAACTCATTTCCAAGAAGTCCATTTGTTTCTGAATCTGTTCGCCGATCAACTTACTCACGTTGCCTGATGCATCATCACGAATCTCAACAGCAACGTCTGCCCAGCTATGACGTCCGGCCAATTTCAATGTTGAGTTATAAATTGGCAATGTGATTGGTTCGAACGTCAGGTTAGGTCGAGCAAAGCTCACAACCTGCTTGGTTAACTCTGTTGTTGGTGTCGAAACTCCCAAATTTTCAAACATCACTCTAAAGCGATATCTAAGTTTTGGCATTAACAGACCTTGGGTGCTTGCTGATTGATCGCTTGCAAGCGGTACTGTCATTTTGTTTAATGATGAACTTGGCATTGTATATATCTCCTAGTTTTATTTATCTTAGACTTGAGGTCAAAAAATAGGGTCCAAGGACCCTATTTTTACAGGCCTGCGGCTATGTCTCCAGTGTTCTTGATACGCAGAGGAATGTAGATAAACTCCACAGCCTTAACTGGTTCAATCGCAATATCAACCCACAATTCATTGCGGTCAATACGAGCTGGTGTGTTATTGCTCAAGTCGCAAACAACCAAGTAGTCATAGATAGCACGTTTGGCAATCAAGTCAATCATCAAGCTGTTGCAAGTGTTGGTGATTTCATTGCGTGTGATCTGATCGTTAGGTTCGAACAGATACAACTTGCCAATTTCTTCCAGGCGTCCACGCAAGAATGCAACCAAACGTGCAACGTTGATACGATCCAACGCTGTGGTGGTTGTAGTAGATGTCTTGTTACCAAAGTTGGTAATACCCACACCTGGAATGAATGTAATTGGATTAACATTCAAACTGTACAACACATCACGCAAGCCTTGATTCACACCAATTGGCACAAACTCACCTGTAGCTCCGTTAATATAACCAAGTTGTGTGGCATTGTCTACCACACCACGGCGTGTACCAGCTGGTGCCAGCCATGGATAGCTCACTTCGTCACTGCGAATGATTGTTCTAACCATCATGTGACTTGGTGCTGTTACCACAGTATTCCCACTCAAGTCTACAGTTGTACAACTTGGGTAGAATGTAGCAGCGTAGTTACTGGTAGCTGATTGCCCATCACCGGCCACAGTGCCCAACCCATTGTTGTTGGTAGCCCAAGTTGTGATGTCAGTACCTGTGCCAGGCAAACGCATCGGAGTATCACCAACCACAAACAATGTGTTGTTGCGCTCGTTGCTAAGTGCAATCATGTTAGGAATCAATTCTGGATACGCAGGTGTTGCAATCAGTGTGTATTGTGCAGTATCTTCTCTAGCACCCAAACTGGTATCTAACCCTGATCTCATTGCTGCCACAATCATTTGACGTTGCGCTAGTCGACCTGCATACATGCTGCCGTCTTGTTTGTTACCTGATGCTGTGAGCCATGTACTGGTTACTGCTGGCAATGTGTCATCGGGGAATGTGGTAGCATTAAAGTAATCACTTTGATAGCTCTTGACATTATAACCTGAACGGCGTGTGTTCCATAACAACATACCTTGTGGATATAGTGCAGGATCTGGCGCATCCAAATCCAAATAGTTGCTGGTCAGCAAACTCACAATGGTTGGAATTGGATCTGCAATAGGATCTGTTGTGCCATTTGGTGCCCAACGAGCATCAGCAAACAACACACCATTCTGTGTGACTTGATCTGTAGTATCAACAGATACCCACTGATCCACACCGCTTACAGATTCCCAACGATACAACTTGGGATAATTTTCCAAGTCACTAGTGTCCACCCACAAATCACCATACACCAAAGCACTGGCTGACACATCATTTTGTGTGACAGGTGCTGTAGCAGCACAGATTGGACCGCTGGCATTTGTTTGTGTCAAATCATACCCTCGAACATCATTGGTAACGTTCTGATAACCTCTCCATTGTCCAGCATTTTGAATCATGATGTCAACTTGACTTGGAGTAGAGTAGTACCACAATCTGCCATCAGCAGGATCCTGGTAAGGCGCTGTAGAACTGGAAGTGTATTCAAATTCTGGATCGCTACAGAAGTTAGACAATATCAATGTTGTGTAATCACCAATTGCCAAACGAACAAACGGGGTAGTTGTGCTAAACCCGGCTGTGGTAATTGGAGTTCCAAACCCAGACACTGCTGCCAATGACATAATGCCGCCTTGGCTGTGTGTGAACACAATATTACCAGCTGAATTTACACTGGCTGATACATAAGGAATATTGGCTGCACTGACGTCAGCAATAAAACTGGCAATACTGGTACCACTCAATGTAATTGTAGCAGTGTTAGTGACTGTACTTCCAGCTACTGACCCGCCCAATGTAAATTTATTACCAGCAACAAACAATGCATCGCCATTGGCACCTGGAGTTGTAGTACCTGTAACTATGGTTTGACCAAATGCAGTTTGTCTATAAAATTCAAATCCCATTGAAGTCATTGGTGATGTTTCTGCAGAGTTAGCAACAGGTTGCACAAACAATGTACCAACTGGAATATTTCTTCCACCACCTGTGGAATCAAAAGAATTGATTGCAGCAGTTGTGGTAAGGAATGCAGGACAACTTTGCAACACCCATTCTCCTAGAGTAGCACTGTATTGTTTTAGTTGAACTGCCAAGCCATTATTGGCTGGACTGATGTTATTCCAAACTGATCCAGTGGGTCTGCCACCTAAAGTATCTGTGGTTCTCCAACGTGGTGCTTGATAACTGTATCCAGCAAAAAAGATTGGAGCCAAATATTCAATTGCTTGAATACCAAGAGCAGTACACAATGCAGCACCGCTGGCATTGGGTTCAATGCTAACAATACCGCCAGTAGCAGTACTGCCATCGTTGGTTGCAGTATCATCTGCGTATATCACAAATGTTCCATCAACAGCCGCAGCAGTCACACCTGTTATGGCTGCTGCATTAACTGCGGCAACAAATCCAGCCAAGGTGTTGGATGGAATAGCAGGCACAGCTACAGAAGTGTCATTAATAAAAATACTTTGTCCTGCTGTGAGTGTGGGATTGGTCACAGAACCTTGGATTGTAGGCCAAGATGCTTGCCATGCTGCACCGCCAACTGAAACCCAAACGTTATCAGAATTCTTATACCAGCCCACGTTCCAAATAGCTTCGGTACCACCAAGTGATACAATAGCGTAATCACCAATGCTGCCTACTGTGTTAAGAGGAGTGTAAACTGTTTGTCCAGTTACACCACTGGTGCTTTCTACTACATCGGCACTGTCAGTAATCAACAGTGGTGTTTTCACTGTAAATGTTGATGTGGTTTGGTTCCATTCTTGGATGCCCCAAACAGAAGTAGAAGTATCTAGCCAATATGCACCATCAGCTGGTGATCCTGTTGGGCGGGTCAAGCTGGCTGTAAGTTCAGTCAAATCAATGTCCACACGCTGAACATAAGCACGATTTGAAATGCCCAATGAGCTGTAAGCAGCCAACAAGCCGTATTCGTTGAGTTCGTAACCATTGATTGGAGTGCCAGTGGTTGTGTTATAGAAGAATGGCACCCCAAATGTGGCACTAAGATCACGCTGACTGGTGATTAAATATGTTTTGTTAGCGTTAGCTGCTGTGGTACCAGCTGCTACTCCAACTCCAGCACCAGATACTTTGTTCTGTGCTGTTGCAATTACAAAGTATGGTACTGTGTTGACTGCTGATGGAATATACTGACTTTCGTCAATTACTGTTACTTGTACGCCGGGTGATGTGAGAGCCATGGTTGAATCCTTTTCAAGTTCTAATATTTATAGAGACCTTGAAAAAAACAGCCGTTTTGAATGCCTTTGGCAAAGGTCCATGCCGCTAAATACCGTATGAGACCCATTTGTCAAGCCTGCCACCAGCGCCCTTGTGCTGTGAACTACATTCGCGAAGATGTCACACACTATCGATCAAGGTGTGAGAACTGTGCTAGAAAAGGACGGGGACTCAAGCCCCGAGAACCACGCTGGAAATCAGCAGGCTATAAGAAAAAAATGAGCTGTGATCGTTGTGGATTTAAAGCCAAGTATGCTGGACAGATCTTTGTGTATCACACAGATGGAGACTTGAACAATACTGGACTCAAAAATCTCAAATCAGTTTGTAGAAACTGTGAAGTAGAGCTGTCTAAGAGCGATCTTCCGTGGCGACAGGGCGATCTTGAACCAGATTTTTAACTTGCTGATACAAGTCGTCTAGGGTGCCATTGTTATCTAACACAGCGTCAAACTCAGTTCCTACCCAGGCAGTTTCTGATGCGTGAATGCCTTGTTTTTCCAATTTACGTTGACTTAGTGCCCAGGTTGAGTTGCCAGTTGGGCCACGGTTAACACTCACAGCCGCATTATACCAAGCAGGCTCGGGTCCGCGTACCACACGAATCACACGCCCGCCAGTGTTTTTAATGGCCAGAATTTCATTGGGGAAACGGCAGTCTGAAATCACCACATCATCCTGGCTGTGACGCAGTTTGTTTTCCAAGCTGGCAATCCAGATGTCATCATGAAATCCTGCTCTGCATACTTCTGTGCCCCAGTACTGCAAGATCCAACGTGGTGTTAGTGTGGGCATGCCCAGGCGCTCTGCCCACCATGGATCCACACGCTCGCGCCATTCACGGGCTTGTTTTGTGCGCCCTTCCAGCATGGTTCTATCCCATCCAAACACTTGTGCCACAGCGTCTTTTAAGGTACTTGCAAAACTTTCTCTGCGAAAGTGGTGCAAATTTACAAGGTAGTCAGCAATAGTGTCCTTGCCAGACCCAATGAATCCACAGATGCCAATGATCATTTTAACTCCCGAACGTTGAGGTATTTAAGTGTATTTTGTAGCATGCCAATTTGTCTGCGGCAGTCTTCTAAGGCATGGTGAGTGGTAGGAGGCATGGGCTGATCGGGCCATAAACTAAACACCGTGCGGCTGTCCCGCACCATGTAGTATTGCCAGGGCAAGGGTTTGTTGTAGCTCTTGTAAGCATGTTCCAGGATGTTCATGTCGTAAGTTGGGCCCTGGGCCCAGATTCGTTTGGCATGCCATATTAACTTGGCCAAGCCATCTAGTGCTTGATCTAATGGTATGCGGTCTTCTTCAGCAAACGCTTCGTCACGCACCACAGCAGGTTGTGTGGCCCACCACTCTATAGTGCCTTGTTGTATGCTACGAGTTTCTTGGCTTTCCAGTGTGACTCTGGCGTAAAATGATTGCTCGTAGTGGCCAGAGCCAAACGGATCAAATGCCTGGGCGGCAATGGTAAGAATAGTAGTGTCAGGGCCTGTTCCCAAGCCTTCAAGATCAATCATCAAGTCCATGTGATGATTATAACAGATTTATGACTGTGTGTCTATGCTGTATTAACCAATTACCCAGGTCAGTGGCTGACTGGCATCCACATAATTGACCAGTTGGCCGATCAGCTCGTCCTGCGCTGTTTTGGCTTCAGCTTTCATGGCAGTGCCATTTAGGGTGCCACCGCCCTGTGGGCCAGCAATAGTACCAAACTTTTCACGGGCTTCACCAATGATCATCTTACAGCTGGCTACCATGTAGTCACGGATCCACTGTGAAATTTGGTAGTCGCTTAATAGATTGATTTCAGGCTTCAAATTGTAAGTCCAAATCAACACAGCTTCACCTGTGTTTTTAGGATCACGGATCAACTGTAGCTTCTTAGTAACAGGGTTGAATGTGTAATTGAAATAGGCGCCAAACATTCGGCCTGCCAACTCAACATACTGGCTGTAGAAATCGTATGTGGCAAGACCACCAGCCACGTTGAAGTTCATCAAGTAAACATTCAACGAAGCCTGTGCAAACGGGTCAAAGTTTGAGGCATAAGGTCCTGTGGAATCGCCAAATGTTCTACGAAAACACTGGCGCACACTTACCACTTCTTGTGGCAGGGTGTAGATGTTTTCATCCTTGACCAGGGTGAAAAAACTGTAACTTTCCTCGTAAG